CAGCACGATCTGTTCAAGCTGCCGAACGTGGGCGGGACTGAACTGGAAAGGAGCAAAGTCGCTTTCCGAGTGCATGTCCGCGCCCAACAAAAGCAGGTCTGGAAAATCGCGCTGTTCGTAAGCGCGAATTTTCATCCGCGATACTTCTTGGCAAAGAAGGCTTCAACGCGCTGCACGACCTTGGGATCACGGTCGGCAGGATGCCAATATGCCTTGCTGTCCATGAGAGCACGGATGTCAGCTTCGTTGTCCTCCGGGCCGCGACCAGCGTCCCCGGTATTCACATCCACCGAACCGCCAGCCGCCTTCATGGCGCGTTCAAGCGCCTTAATGCCAGCCGCCGTCGCGCCGATCTGCTGGATGGCCGAGTATTCTTCCGGGTCCGTAAAAGTTGCGCCGACCCAAGCGTTGACGCGCTCAAGGCGAGCCGTGGCGTTTTCGCCCAGCTTTTTCACCTCTTCCTCTGCCTTGGGCAGATTGGCGGTCAAGGCATTCACATACTGCTCAACGCCAGCCTTGAACTCGTCATTGGACAAGCCGCGCTTGTATGCCTGATCGCGCCACCAGCCGACCAACGGGTGTGCAGCCAGAGCTTCGTGATCGACATTTGAGTTTTCAAACTTGGGCAGCTCATATTTGTCCGCAGCTTCAGGACGGTCCTTAAGCAGCGAAGCCGTAAGCTCTTCTTCCTTCTTGCCGCGCCAGCTTTCCAGCTCGCCATAGGACTTGGCAAGGTCTTCCGGCGACTTGAATTTTTCAGGAAGCCAAGCCGGACGGTCGCCAACCTGCGTCACCGCATCGGTGATCTGGTTGTTGATTGCGCCTTTCGGGCCGTCTTTCGGCGGCTCGTTGGTCTGCGGCGGCGTATTAGAAGTCGGGTTCGGGGTCGTCGTAGAGTTCGCTGCGTTGGCGTCGGACGCGGCGGGTGCGCTTTGCTGCTGCTGGATCATGCTCATTGGGGGGGTTCTCAGCAAGGTTGATGCGGGCCTGAATTAGATAGACAAGGAAGCGCTGGCCCTCACGGTGGCGCAACTCGTCGCTTGAGATCAGCGGTCCACCCGCTGTTTCAATAGTGATCCGCCGAAGATGCTTCAGCACCTCCATTCCAGCGGGATGTGCAAAGACTGCATGGAAGAGGCTGTTCAGGCGCTCTTCCTCTGCAACCGGTCGGACAACTCCATCAGGCCCCGGTCGGGCTGGCACTTGCGGCATTAGGTGGGGGTTCCTGCTGCATGTTGGGGTTTGGATTCTGCTGCGCCATTGCGCCCTGTAGCATCTGCACAAGCTGCGCGCGTTCCTGTTCGGAGCGCAGGAGTTTCTGCGGGATGCCCAGCTTTTCGCCCATGTAGGCAGCAGCTTCCTCGCTCTTGACGAGGACGTTGGTCATCTGCGGTCCAAACATCTGGCCGATGGTCTGGACGTATCCGGCAACGGTCGTCACGTCCTGATGCTTCTGTGCTTGCGCGAGAGGAGACGTAGCACGGATGCGGACCTGACGACCGTTGACCGTCGGGAGTTTGATGCGGCCCTGCTTCTTCAAAATCCAAATGACGCGCCGGATAAACGGCTCAATCAATTCGGTCTGAAGACGGCCAAAGGCGCTGCCAATCTGACGCGACAGGTCTGCCATGCGGGTCGAGACTTCCGTGGCGGACATGGGCGTTTTGTCGGGATTGCCCAGCATGTCGTTGTAGAGAGCGCGTTTAATGTTGGCGCGCATGTCTCCAAGGATCAGCTGCGCAACATCGAAGTTGCCCGCGCTGTTCAAAGCGCGCATCTGACTGCCGGGGGCAATTGGGATAATGGTTCCGGGCAGCAGCTCAATGTTGTCGACGTTCACCACGCCATCATCTTCCGCCGTGTAGATGCCTGAGATTGCCATTTCGGCATTCTCAAGGATCAGCTCGACGGTGAGATTGCAGGTCTTAACGGCGGGCATGGCATGAAGCAGCGGGCCACGGCCCCATGCTTCGCCAGCCATCTTGGCCCAGCGGAACACGATGAACGGGTTGGAACCAATGCCAACATAGTCCTGATCCAGCAGCGCTTCTTTGTTGGCGCGGTCAATCAGGTAGAAGCACCATGTTTCGTCCGGCTCATCCCAGTCGCGCATTGCGACTTCAAGCAAATCAACAAAGCCGTCCTCGCCCTTGTCGAGCTGGTCGGCAAGCGTCTTGGTCAGACGAGCTTTCGGATAGCGTTGACGAATTTGCGAAATGCGAAGCTTGCGCTCACGCGCCACATAGTCCACCGAATCGTCAGGACCAACATCAATGTAGACCTGCGCGAGCGGAAGCGCTGTGCAGCGGATTGGATGGAGAACATCATCGCCCTCATCAACGTGAAGAGTGCCGGTGCCAACCGCCAGATCAAGGAATGACTCTGCAACTTCCTGTGCAAAGTTCGAGCTGTTGATGACATCAAAGACGTATTCGGTCACGCCCTGAAGCGCAGCATTGACCTCGGCGCGATCCTTGGCTTCGATTTCGGAGCCGCCTTCAAGTTCGATCCAGCGGGCATAGTTCGGGCAGATGCCAGCCTGAAGACGGCTTGCAAATTCTTGGACGCCGACGACAGCCGTCTCGTCAAAGATTTTGTTGGTGCGGCGCTGGGCGTTTGCCTGAAGGAAGACGCTTTCCTTCCCCGGCAGCGCGTATTCGTAGCACTCCTCAAACATGGAGAGCCACGGCTGCTTGAGCTGCGTTGCGCGAGTGAAGCGAGCAATGACGATTTTCACATCGTCTTTTTCGCTTTTCTCAAGCGGGATCGGGGCGCTGGGGAGGATGATGGTCATTGATTCGGAGTGCCCTGACTAATGACGTAGAGCAGATTGCCACCAGCGTTCTGGCCCAGCATGGAGCGAGTGCCATAAAAACCGTAAGCGCGAGCGCGGCTGGCGTCAGTCGATGAATCTTTTTCAGCGGCAAGCTTGGCAGCACTGGCCTCAAACGACGCCTGTTTCTGCGCTTCAACAGCCGGGTCGGGAGCGGGCGGGGGTGGCGGTTTGGGCGCAGAAAAGCACATGGCGAACTCCGTGGTTCTCCCACGGATGACCTACCCAGAGGCGCAGTCACAATGCACTTGTCAGCCGCCGCCGTGGTTTGCGGGCCAGAACGTCGTAGTTTCCCTTGGCGACGACAGGGCGCTGCGGGCCGGTGCCGATGGTCAGCGAGCGGGATTCGCCGCCGCCGCACAGGGCATATTGCAAGGCGTCGTGCACATGGGAGAACTTGTTTTTGTTGGGCGACATCTCGAACCGCTCAGCTCCAGACACCTGCATCCGGCGATAGTGATAGCCGCCGCCGAACCCCTTGCGCAGATTGACGCAGCGGGGGTCGAGCAACATGCCCGGCTCCTTGTCGATCATGCGGGTCAGCGGGTTTGCCACCGCCTCAATACGAAGCGCGACATCGTTCGTGGGAGCCGACCGTGCCGTGATCCCGGCAGTCCGAAGCACCTGAAACGGGGTGCGTTCATCCGTTTGCGCGCGGTAATCGCCAGCCGGATCGCCCCAAACTTGGAACGAGAAACCCGGAAACTGTGTCGCGCACTCGCCCCGCAGCAGCTCCGCAAAGCGGACGATGCCCATGTCCGTTGCGACCAGCTCGCGCAGGATGAGCCACCGATGGCGGATGCGCTGGCAAAATACGGCAGAAGGCGTAAGACCAAAGTCCACGCCGATGACGATGGGCACGTTGGGGACAGGCTGGATGTGGTCATGCGCGACATGGATGGCCTCATCAAAGTCGGGATAGACCGGCTTGCCATCGGACAGAGACGCCAGCTTGTTCAGCACATAGACGGCGATCCAGTCCTTTGACTTGCCTTGGATGATGCGCGGGTAATAGTCAGGCGTGAGGTTCTTGAGGTTTTCTGCCTCCGGGTTCAACTCATAGCCAGTGATCTCGCGGCCTTCGCCCATAATTGGGACCATGCCACCCGGCTGATTGAAGAACTTCCAATTGGCGGGCTTGACCAGCAGCAACGCTTCTTCGCGGCTGATGTGATCCGGCAGCGGCGCTTCGCCAGCCATGATCGGCCACCAGTGGTCGTCGTCCGGCGCGTTGGTGTCGGCAATGACGCCATACCAGCTCGGCCCGCCGTCTTTCATGGAAGGATAGCGACCGACGCGCATGGTGCAGGCATCAATGATGGACTTGGGCAGCTCGCGCGCTTCGTTGACCCAAACGCCGGTCAGTTCAAGAGACAGCAGCTTCTTGACATCTTCCGGTCGGTCGAGGGCAAGGAACAGCACCTCAAGCTCCATGTCCCCTTTTTTGAGGACATGGGTATAGGGCGGCGGGTGCATGACGACTGGTCCCCACACTTCTTCGGGGAACCATTGCAGCCAAGTTTGCATGGTCGTTGTCCGAAGCATGGGGTAGGAGTTACGGACAATCGCCCAACGGGAACGTCGAATCCCGTCCGGCCCCGGTTTCTGGGCCAGCGCAAAAAGAAAAATCTTGATGCAGCAACCGGCTGACTTTCCAGAGCCGACAGGTCCGCGCAGCCCCACGAAGAAGCTGGTCGTGTCCAGCAGGAAGTCCTTGAGGACTTGGCCGCCCGGCTTATAGGAAAGCGAACTCACTGGATGGGCTTACGGCTCTTCGGGCTTTTGGCCTTGTTTGCGGCAACCGTGCGCTTCTGCAACTTGGCATCGGCATTCTGTCCAGCGCCTTTGGCGCGTGTGACCTTGTTCTTGAGTGTCGCAACTTTTACGGAGGCCATCACAGCAATCCTCGGTCCAGAGCTTGTTTGATGAGTTTTTCACCTACCTCTGGTCCGAGCGCATTGATGAGCTTGTCGGCCTCGTAGTCAGTGATCTTCTCAGTGGGGTAATGGCGAAGGTGGACGTTCTTGACCACCTTGCGAAGACGCTCACGGTCCAGCACGGACAACCGGCTGGACCATGTGCCTTCATCCTTGGGGGCTAGGATGAGATCAGTCATTAGCCACGGCCAGTGGTCTTCACCTTCGGCGTAGCCTTTGCCGTGCCGTAGCCAACGCCAGAGTTGACCTTGCCGCCAGCCGACATGCCCTGCGTCTTGTCCGCACCCTTGAGCGACGGATGACCCTTGCCACCCGAAGTGTGGCTGGTTGTGTCCATCATCACGTCACGGCTGAAGCCGCCACCATTACCTTTTGCCATTTGCTTGCTCCTTCTTCCGGCCCTTCGGCTCGGCCCTAAAATCCGGCGCAGCCGGAAGAAAATCGTGGGTTGGGCTTGGTTCCTGCGGCGCAGCTTCCGACACAACAACAGACACCTGCTCTGTCTGTGCGAGCAGCTTGTCCTGCGGATGTGAATACGGATGCTTGTCCATGCCAGTGACCTCTCTGGCCTGAGACAGCACATCAACGGGAAAAAAGAAAATGCACTGGTGCAGCGGGTATGCGTGGGAAAATTACAGATGAGGGTGGTCACACCCTCCGGGGGTCTTTTGTTTTTGACCCCCCTGCCTCTCACGACAGGTCAATGTTTACCTGAAGGTCCCCCTGCATCTGAATCTGTTTCCTGTCCACTGGCTTGAAGCCAGCACGGTCAAGCCAGTCTTGAGCAGCCTGAAGCTTTACGAACTCACTCTTAGCGGAAGACATCAGCCCCGTGACCGTCTGTAGTGCTTGCGGTGCCTTGCGGGCCAGCTGCATCATGCACTCTTTGTGAATCTCTTGGCATATCAATGGGTTCTTCATCAGCCGATTGGCTTCGACATGCGCAGATTTCTCGGCGTAACCTGCCTCGACCGCAGCATCCTTGAGGCGACCGCCGTTTGCTACATACGCATCAACGAAAGCGCTCTGTTTCACGGTCAGACCTTGACGGACTGGTACGGCTTCATCGACTTCGATCAGATCATTACTCATAGGTTCTGCTTGCCTTCTCAGGTGGCCCCCCTGCCCCCCAGATCAGCCGAGTATGAGATTCTGTCAATGCACCAGTGACAGAGCCATGTGCGTATCGGGCGGCATTGATCCTGACTGACAGATTTTTACTGACAGATGAATTGACAGGTAGCCGCTCGGCACGGCGAGAGCGGACCCGTTCGCTGACCATGGGCTGCTTCTTCAGCCATGAGCGTTTCTCCTACTGCTTCACGCCCGTCAGTCCACCCGCCTGTGTCCCTTAATCGCAATCAGTCGCGCCCGTGGGCGTCAACGGGCAAGCCGTTCCCCTCGGGCTGACCCGCTTCGCTGGGGATCAGCCCTCGGTGACACCCCCGGATCGCGACTGATGTGCTGGGGACACCGGCAGATGGCCTGCCGGGCTACAGTAGGAGAAAGTCATGTCTAAGAAGAACCAGCCCTCAGCTCTCGAATCCGCTCTCACCGTGTTCGCTGGCGAGTTCACTGATTATCAGGAAAAGATCGATCAGGACGGACAGATCATTCGATACAACGGAATGGCTTATGTTCAGCGCCGGATGCTTAACGGCATCTGCTACACGGCAGAGAAGCTGCTGGAAGAGCAGCACGACCAGCTCATCACAGCTGGCAAGAAGCTGGACCGTCTAATCCGCTCGAACATGGGCGATGAGATCGGCACCAAGCAGGTCGAGGATCAGACCCGCTGGGTCAAGCGCCTCCAGCTTCAGATCGCGGTTGTCTCGGCAACACTCGACCACGCCAAGGCGGTGCATGAGCGTGAGCTTGGCGAAGCTTACGTCCCCTACAAGCAGCGCACCAAGCCGCAGATCAACGCGGGTGCTGAGCAGAGCGACACCATGCGCGCCGCGCTCGCAGCTCTCGAAGAGATTCGCGCAACCGCTCCGAAGTCTGACGCGATCCGCGTCAACTGACGCAGCCACGAGGCTGGGGTTTCGGCCTCAGCCTCAATTTCTCAAATCGGAGAACCTGTCATGCCCCAGTCAATCAAAGACCTCATTGACGAGCGTAATGCGTTGCAAGATCAGCTGAACCACAGCAATCGCTACAAGACCCGTTACCAGCTTCAAGAGCAGATCAACGTGCTGGATGACCTCATCGACTTTGAGTTGGAAGCCTTTGAGGAAGAACGGATAGCTGCGCTGGTTCATTTGGAACACCTCATCATCCCGTATCAGTTCACCTGATGCTTCTGCCACTGGTTCATTGCCGGACCAGTGGCAACCACCTTAACCCCGCCCAGCAAGCGCGCAGCGCGAGCGCAGGGCGGGGCTGGTCATCTAACTGGGGCGCGTTGGCGGCAGTCAGACCCCCCCTTCAAACAATAGGAAGAACGCCAATGCGTATGCTCTGGGAAGTCACCATTGAATTGCTTGCCCTGACAGCTTTTGTCACAGCAATCGCCCTCTGGTCCGACTGGATGACGCGATGATCTCAGTCACAGAAAAATACCTCACCTTCAATGGTGAGGTCGTAGACGCGCTGCGGTTCGCCAAAGAACTGCGAGACGACTACGAACGATTCGCTTGCGATATGCCCAAAGTGTTGGGCGATTTCGTATTTGCGATTGAACAGGCCGATTGGCCGTCCGACTTCGCGCGCCCCGCCCTCTGTGAGGGCGCGCTCAGTCCTCCGTCCAACCTTAAGGAGAAAAGCATGAGCAAGACATTCAGCGACGACCGCAATTACTTTGTCATCGACATGAACTGGAGCCAGCGCCTTATCGTGCCGTTGTCTCAGTCCACGCTGATCGACGGGCTGTTTGCTCAGAAGAACTTGTTTGAGGAACGCTGGAGCGACACTCACAAGGTGATCCTCAAGCCGTCTGATGAACGGCTTACCGTCAAGGTCATGTCCGGCAAGGATTTGAATGAGCTGATGGAACGCGGCGAGCTGGCCGCAGCGGCGGCTGCTGTCGCTGCCACGGGGGCAGACAACGACAGCGCTCCGCTCAGGGAAGCCGCCGAGTAGCGGCCACGCAAACGCCTACGATTTCCAGCCCCTTCAAAGGCTGAGGCGCATGTGCCGTCGTGGAGTGGAAGATTAACCACGGCGGCACAAACTTCCCGATATACCCGATGCCTTTCCGGTGGGCGACAACGATGCGCCCTTCGGTTGGAGGCACCCGGTCTGTCGGTTCACAGAACACAACGTCGTCGGCCATGATCCCGGCCACGTTCATCATGTCTGTAGTTACTCGCACGGCGAAAGCGTCTTCCGACAAATCCACCGGGGCGATGATCGTCTGGTCATCATCAACGGTCATCAAGCAGTCCAACATCCGAAGCACTACATAGCGAGCTGCAATTCGCTGATAGGCTCCAAGATTGGGCTGACTGCCAGCCGCCCGTGCCAACTTGGCAAGGGTCGCGCTCGTCGGAATGATTTCCGACGTCGGTGACAGCACCCGTGTTATGTTTGTCGGACTGGTGCCAGCGCGGCGAGCCCATTCCGAGGCGTTCCAACTTTTCTCTTCCATGACCTGCCGCATCCACACACGCACTGCATTGCGCGTGATCTTTTCGCCAGTGTTCATGGCGTCCTGTCCGGTTTGATTCTTGGTTCCCTCCTTGCTGCTAACATGCAGCACTATATCCGGCAAGCAGCATCTTTGCAGCTGTGTGCAAGTGATTCGCAACAGGTCAAACGTCTGATCTCCCACCTTTTCACAGGTTCCTACTGCACGGTTGCAGTTTCGCATTGACAAATCTGCAAACGTGCAGCACGGTTGGCACATGCTTACCTACTTCCACGTTTTGGAACTCATCGCTGACCGGCAAGGTGCCGACTTGAAGGCTGCGTTCACCGCCGCAGGTCTGCCTACGTCCACGTTTTACCGGGCAAAGAATGGAACAGACTTGCACTTTGACACGGCCAACCGAGTTTGGCAGCAGCTCACAGGCGAAGCGACCATACCTGAAGGGCTTCACCCTTCGCGCAATCCCTCGGCCTCTGTCGATGTTGACGACGCGGCTTGAGCAAGAGTTTTACGGAGAGCTGATTCGCCAGCTCGTTGCGGCCCGCAAAGATAAGGGCATCAGTCAGGAAGATTTGTCCGCCCGCATTGGAGTGTCGGACAACATGGTAGCGAAATGGGAAGCCGGACTGCGCTTGCCCACTTCCTATTACCTCATGTGCTGGGCACAGTCCCTCAACCTCACCATCAAGGTCATCAATGGCTAAGCCGCAGGTTCGTGTCTCGACGGTCGAGGCTCGCGCGCTGCTGCGTGGGGGCAAGCCCGGTCGTCAAGGAAAGTACAACGCCAAAGGCGAACACATCGACGGCCATTGGTTTGCCAGTCAGGCTGAAGGCGTCCGCTACAAACAGCTTTTGCGATTGGCTGAGCAGGAAAAAATTGAGCGCATTGAATTGCAGCCGTCGTTCCCGCTGGCTGTCAACGGCAAGCACGTCGCAACTTACAGAGCTGATTTCAGATACGCAGTCCTCGACGAGACTGGCCGCACTGTGAAGGTGGTGGTCGAGGATGTGAAGGGCATGGTCACAGATGTCTATGTCATGAAGAAGAAGCTGGTCGAAGCCATCTACACAATTGAGATCAACGAGATTCCTTCCAAGTCTGTCGGGCAATGGGAGGGCCGGACACCGTAGGGGATCAATTATGTCCCAGCTTCCAGCGTCATTGAAGTATCAGTTGGACAGGCTGGCCGACATGAAGACTGATGATCTTGACCAACTCAAAGCAATGCTTGAGCGCCGCGCCGCCACCATCATCACAGATGTTGAAGCGCAGCTTGAGAAGGTCTTTGCCTTAAACGAAGCGACCGTCGAGATCGACGTGGAGCTGTCTCGACGGAGGAGAACATGACCGACTACCACGCCAAGGAACACAAGCTGGTCGTTGAGTTTGGCCGCATCATTCGTGAACACGCCGACGTTCTTGCCAAGTGCGAGATCGCATTTCGAGAGATCGTTAACGTCCCGCTTTGGGATGAACACCGCTGCATTGAGATTGCCAACAACGCCTTAAAGGAACTGGAGCGGGCACGACTGCGCGCCGCCCCGCCCTTGTAAGGGCGGCGCTGGTCGCACCCTTCCAATCAAGGAGAATACACGATGAGCTTTCAAGCTATGGCTTGGGCCGTCAAGCAGAAGACTGGCGACCCACTTGCCAAGCTGCTGCTGCTGGTCCTCGCCAACTATGCAGACGAGCGCAACGAAAGCTGGCCGTCGATGGTGCGGCTGGCTGACGAAACGCAAATGAGCAAACGGTCAGTCGTCAACAAACTGGCCGAGCTTGAAACGCAAGGTCTGCTGACCAAGCGCACCGAGCTGACGCCAATGGGTGCGATCTCTCACAACGTCTATCGCCTCAAGCTGGTGGTGCACGACGTGCACCCCGTAGTGCACGACGTTCAAGATGGTAGTGCACCAGATGCACCTAATACTATCAATGAACCTATCACCTCTCCCAAGCGCACACGCTTGACCGCTCTCCCCGAAGACTGGGAACCCAGTGCAGCTCTGTATAGCTGGGCTGTGCAAGCGTTCCCCAATCTGGATGTCAACAATGAAGCAGCTCGGTTCCGTGATTACTGGCTTGGAAACGGGAAGGCCCACGCAAACTGGGACGCCACCTTCCGCAACTGGTGCCGTCGCTCTGTCACCTATCAACGAAGCCCCGTCGTATCCTATGCCCGTGGCGACCGTGCTTCAGACAATGATCGACGAATCGACGAATACCTACGCATCCGTAATCATTCGGACCAAGGGCCAGCACCTAAGCTCATCGGAAAAAGCTGAAGCGCGTGAGGCTTTCAACCACGCCATCTGGTCCATCAAAAATGCAATGGCACCACCCACGCCAGATGACATTGCAAAGGCGCTGAGAGCCATGGCGCAGATGTTCAATGTGCCAGTACCAGAGCCAACCGGCTTGGCCCTCTACGAGCTTGCGCTGTCCGATCTCAGCGCTCCTGCTTTCAAGCAAGGCTGTCGCGCTGTCCTCAAAGTGCACAAGTGGCCGCGCCTTCCGTATCCGGCAGAGATAATTGAACACGCCAAGATACACCATGAGCTGATGACCGTGACCATCGAACGGTTTCAGCGCGCCCTTTTGTATGTGCGTTGAGCTGCATCCTTGCAGTTTCCTGTTGCGTATGCTGCACGAATGCAGTAGAGTTTCAATGTCCCAACCCCCGTGGAGTTCACCATGCAGTTCAATGAAGACCCAACCCACAACCGCCGTCGAGGCATGGGCGGCACCGACGCCAAGAAGATCATCGAAGGCGACTGGCTTACCGTTTACAACGAGAAGCTGGGCATCACGCCACCGCCTGATCTGGCCGATGTGTTTCCCGTTCAGCTCGGCAAGCACACCGAACCGTTTCACCGCAGCTGGTTTGCCAAGCGCAGCAGCAAGGCGCTTGACCTCGACAGCTCCAAGCTGGTGCGCGTTCACCCCAAGCACGGCTTCATGTTCGGCCACCTTGATGCGTGGGTGAGCGAGGACAACACGTTCCTCGAAATGAAGCACACGCATGGCGCTGCCAATTTCAGGGAGACCGCCCAGTATTACATGCCGCAGATGGCGCACTACGCTGCGATCTGTGGTGTGCAGTCGTGTTGGTTTTCCATCATCCCCGGCAACACCGAACCTGTCTGGGGTCTGGTCGAGATCACCACAGATTACATCAACGCGCTCATTGAAGCCGAGACTGCATTCTGGTGGCACGTTGAAAACGAGGTGCCGCCGCTTGAGCCTCCGGCTGGCGTGATCCCGGCAATCAAAAAGCTGGCCGACGCCAACAAGATCGACGGGCTGCGCGCCTACGACTTCACCGACAAGAACCAGTTCACTTCACTGGCTGGCGACTGGCTTGCCAATCGTGAAGCTGCGCAGACGTTTGACAAAGCGGTGAAAGAAATCAAAGCGCAAGTGCCAGCCGATGCAGCCGAAGTGCTGGGCGTTGGCATCTACATCAAGCGCGACAAGGCTGGCCGTCTCTCAATCAAGGAGCGCACATGACAACTCCCGGCAAGATGCTTTCCGATTTCTTTGACAGCTACCGGCTGCACCGTGCTGATGATCGCATCACCAGCATCGAAGCAGCGGAAGCCATCGCTCCCAAGATCGGCAAGATACAGAAGCTCGTTCTCGATTTTGCCGAGGGCAAACGCGCGTTCGGCTTCACCGACATCGACCTCAACACGTTCTTCAATTCGACCAGCTCGACCTATCGTTCGCGTCGTGCCGAGCTGACCGAGATAGGTTTGATCGTGGACACCGGAATGTTTCGGATGGTCAACGGCAAGCGCCACACAATCTGGGTTCACAAGGATTACGAGCAATGACGCACAACGAACTACGCAATGCGCTGGAGGACTTGGCTCACCTCGTCATCCAGTTTGGCGAAGAGACGCAGCTGCGGGAGTTTGCTCCCATCTACACCTGCGCATCTCAAGCCCTTACCCAGTTGGCATTGTCCGACGCCATGATTGAACAAGAAGCAGAAGGAACTTTGCAATGAACATCCATCAACGACTGGCTGCGGTCATGCGCGACGTGACCTACATTCAGAAAGAGAAGAAGCAGGGGATGCGTTACAGCATTGTCAGCCACGATGCCGTCACTGCCAAGGTACGACCGGCGCTGCTGAGCAACGGCGTGATCTATTACCCCTACGACATGCGGCTGCATCAGCAGGGCAACCGTACGGAAGTCACGATGACCGTGCGGTTTGTCAACATTGACGAGCCGACCGACTACATCGACGTGGCTTCGGCTGGCTATGGCATTGACGATCAGGACAAGGGGCCGGGCAAGGCAATCAGCTACGCCGTCAAGTATGCGCTGCTCAAAGCGCTCGGCCTCGAAAGCGGTGACGATCCCGACGAAGATCAGGAAGTCGTGCATGAGTCGGCAGTCGTCGCCACGCTGAAGATGACGATCCAGATGGCTGCGTCCATCAAAGAGCTGGAAGAAGAAGTCGCTCCGCAGATTAAGCAGCATTCGTCTGCCATGACACCTGCACAGATGCAGGTTCTCCGCTCCAACTTTGCACAGCGGAAGGCGCTTCTGACAAAGGCCAATGGCAGCGAGGCGACAAACTGATGGCTCGTTACAACCTCACCCCGTTTGAAACCCTCAAGCCCAATGAGTCCATCACCATTGGCGCAGCAACAGGAGGCACGGCGCGCGAACTCATTCGCCGTGTCCTCAAACGCAAGCCCGACTTCCGCATGACCTTCCGCAAGGAAGGCCGCAACATCGTCCTCATCAGGGAGCAATGAATGTCTTTCGCTCAGATCACCATTGTCGGCAACGTCGGGCAGCTGCCCGAGTTCAAAGACGTCAAAGGCAAAACAGTCTGCAACTTCTCCATCGCCGTGAACCGCAAGGTCAAGGATGAGAAGGTGACGACTTGGTACAGCGTCGTCTGCTGGGATGACCGCAAGAACGAAATCATCAAGAACTATGTCCGCAAGGGCAATCAAGTGATGGTCGTCGGCCAGCTTCAGACGCGCGCATTCAAAGACAAAAACGGCGACACGCGCACCGCTCTTGAAGTTGAGATTTCCTTCGGCGGTCACATCGTCTTGCTCAGCAACAGCGAGCAGCGCGACGACGCACCGGCACAAACGCGCAACCGCCCAGCTGCTGCCGAGCTGCCGCCCGACGAAGACATCCCTTTCTGAGCTGGACCCCAGCCCAGCTTGGAAACGGAGGGGGCGTTGTCGGTACGGCGTCCCCTCCACCCAATCCCCAACCCCAGAGGAATTGACCATGACGATCTACACGAACACTGCTCGATTTGATTCGGCTCGCGCTTTAACTGAAGACGAGCTGCACCGCATGGCTCCGTCAATCTTTGCTATTGACAAGCACGAAAGCAGAAGCGACCGCTTTCGCCCGATTCCGACCATTGAAATCCTGCGTGGCTTGACACGCGAAGGCTTCATGCCGGTTGGCGTCAAGCAGTCCAACTCGCGCGACGAAAGCCGCCGTGAGTTCACCAAGCACTTGATCCGTCTGCGTCGCATTGACGACGACGCCAAGTACAAGGTGGGCGATACGGTCTGCGAAATCCTTTTGAAGAATGCCAACGATGGCACCTCTGCATACGAGCTGATGGCTGGCCTGTTCCGCATCCGCTGTCTCAATTCGCTCGTAGCGCAAGTCGGCACGGTGGAGTCCACCAAGGTCAAACACTCTGGCGATGTTCAGAACAAGGTGATCGAAGGGACTTACACCGTGCTGACCCAAGCGCAGAACGCGCTGGCAGCGCCCGCCCAGTGGGGCGACGTGACGCTTGCGCCGGATGAAAAGCTGGCGTTTGCCGAGTCGGCCAAGATGATCCGCTTTGGTGACAGCACCACAGCCGACGCCATGCCGACCACTCACCTTCTTGCAGCCCGTCGTCCCGACGATCTGGCTGACGATCTCTGGACCGTGTTCAACCGTGTGCAGGAGAACGTCATCCGTGGTGGCCTCGCCTACCGCACCACCAATCCTGAAACCAATCAGGTCCGCTGGATTCGCACCCGGCAGGTCAATGGCATTGACCAAGACGTGAAGCTCAACCGTGCGCTCTGGCATCTGTCGCAGCGCATGGCTGAGCTGAAGGGCGTGGCTGCATAGGAGGCGCATGAAACGAAAGCAGATCGAACCTTACTTGTCGGCAGTCGAGTGTGTTGGCTGCCGACTCATCCGAATTGAAGACACACGCAAACACATACGGCTGCACGTTTCACATGGAACACGCACCCGGTTCTTTGTCATCCCAGCATCAGGGTCCGATTGGCGTGGGCATCGCAACTTCAAGAGCGACCTTCGACGCTGGGCAGAGGAAAGAGAAATCAGATGAACCATAAAGAATTGCTGGCCGAATCGGTTGCCATGTTGCGCGACCGTGGTGCTGACTACGGTGATGAGAACGCACTCTATGAGCGGGTCTGCCTGATCTACAATCTGATGACAGGCGAACAGCTTACGCCTTGGCACGCTGCGATCTTCATGACTGCGTTGAAGATGGCGCGCATTCGGACCAGCGCACAGAAGCTCGACAACTATGTAGACGGGGTGAACTACCTTGCGTTCGCTGGACAGTTTGCCGAAGCGCGCTCCGAAAAGATTCGCCCGACTGTTCCGATCCCGGTCGAGATCGAAGAGCAGGTGGACGAGGACATCAAGCGCATGGCTGAAATGTTTGCCCCCGTGAAGGTTGACAACCCCGACGCATGAGCAAGCCACGCATCCGGGTCGAGCAAGCATCAGCCTTGCTCGGCCTGACAACACGCACCACCCAGCATCTTGCCCTTCGGGGTGAGTTGCCGGGTGCTGCTAAGATCGGACATACTTGGACGTTCGATCCAGTCCAGTTGCAGCAATTCATCGAAGCCAAAGAGCGCGAGACATGGCTGAACAGAAGGACACCCACATCTACCAGAGGGGCAAGAGCGGTATCTGGTGGGTTCGCTTTACCATTGGCGGCATCGAAACAAGAGAAAGCCTACGCACACGCAATCGACAGGTTGCGCAGCGCGCGGCCAATGAGCTGAGAGAGACAGCCTATGGCCGACGCCACCGAGGCGAGGAGGCCGTAGGCTGGCGGGATGTCGTGATCGCATGGTCGCAAGACGATCAGGCTGACGGGCTATCCGACAAGACCCGACGACGATACGCCACCTCGTTTACTCAGCTGGCCGTGGACTTTGGCAGTCTGCTGATCCATCAGATCGGCAAGAAAGAAATCAACGAGTACGTTCAGCGCCGCAAGAAGACGGTGAAGATTGCCACCATCAAGCGCGACTTGGGAGCGCTTTCCCAGCTTCTAGCCTATGCCGATGACCGAAACTGGCGTGAAGGCAACCCTGCCCTCGACAAGCTGCAACGCATGACCGAGCGGCGCGATCCTATTGTGCTGCCGCCGCAGAAAGACATTGAGCTGGTGCTGGCTGATTGCTCGCCATCAATGGCTCTGATGGCACGGGCTTCGTTGCTGACAGGCGCGCGGCAGAACGAGCTGTGCAAGTCCATTTGGACCCACTTGCACGGCGACGAGCTAACGCTGATCGGCAAGCGCAACAAGCGCCGGGTGATCCGGCTCAACGATGCAGCCGCCGCTCTCTTTAAGTCCTGCCCTCGGCACATCACCTCGACCGTGGTCTTCCACCACGACGGCGAGGCGTGGAAGAACCCAGCGTCCTACTTCAGCAAAGTGGTGAAGCGGGTACAAAAATCGGCACGTTCCTTTGTGCGCTTCAAGTTCCATGACCTGCGGCACGTTTATGCAGTCCGCTTCTTACAGGCTGGCGGCAATATCTATCGGCTTCAGAAAGACTTGGGGCACACGTCGATCAAGACGACGGAGATGTATCTTGAGTTCTTGACGCCCGAACAGGCGCTCATCGCCAAAGGCGAGACGGCACAAATCATGTTACAGGAGCAGCGGTTTATAACCGGCAAATAAAAGGAAGTGGCTGGAGCGCAGCCACTTCTAGTCTCGGGAGGAAACGCGCAGGGGGGTTTAGGAAACCGCTGCTCTATCCAGCTGAGCTACGGGACCGCGCCCGATTCCTCTAATGTTTCCAGAGCTTGGGGTCAATGCCCCACTCCGCAGGACGCGCAAAGCGCGTGAACGAAAGCGGTCTGAACCAGCACAAAAGTCGGCACAAGTTATTCCGCAACGTCACGACACCACACATCCCGGCGAGCGTTGTTCACCTTGACCTCGGTGATCGTCTGAGTCGTGTCCTTCTTGGACCAGCCAATGTCCTTCCAGACGGAACAGACCGCCTTATTCTGAACGCTCGTTGCGGTCGTGGTCGCGCACCCGGTCAGCAGAGACAGGGACAGAATCGCCAGCGCGTATCGCATCAGTGGTCCTCCGTAGGGCATCGACGGTAGCCTGTGCCTCTACAGCGGCCACGGCGTCAGAACGAATTTTGATGTAAGCCCCGGCAAGGATCATGAGGATGATCCCAGCCAAGGCGAAATAGCGACCAAGGGGAGAGAGCAGAACGCTAAACACCGTGCGCCTCCATGTGTTGCTTGCGCCAATACCAAATGGCTGCGCCAATCCCGACGATCACCACCATGATGACGAAGCTTGGCTTGTGCAGAAGGTCCAGCACAGTGTCGAACAAGTTGTTGGCATCCTGCACTTGCTCGACCACCTGCTGCGCAGCGCCCACCGAACCGAGTGCACCGACCGCAAGCGCGCCGTTGCCCTGCTTTGATTCGGCCATCGACTTGACCGGCACAGTGTCCGGCTCATGACGATGGTCCTCATGGTCGTCAGCATGATGCTCATGCGCGCGCCACCAGACGGCTTCAGCCTGACGACGTTTGACCAGACCGGGCAGCACTTTGCCGCCGCCCTTTGTCCACTTCATCAGCTCGTCGGGAACCTTGTCGAAGTCGCGCGCATTCACAGCGCGAAGAAGGCCCGACTTGGCGAGCGCACCCAGTCCGGCGTTGTAAGCAAAGTCCACCAGCACATCGAACTGGTTCTGCGTAAGCTGCACCTTGACCAGCTTTTCGACACCTTCCTCGTACTTGCGCAGATCGCGGTGCAAAATGTCGAGCGCGTCCTGCTGGCTGATGGTCATGCCTTCCGTCACTTCGGGCGCACCCGCTGCTGACGTATGGCCGTAACCAATCGTGAGGACATTGGCCGGGCAACGATATGCCTTGAGCTTGCAGCCCTCGAACTTCTTCAGCATCACGTCGATGCCAGCATTAGACATTTGCATGGGTCAGCCCCCGTGTTTCACAATGACCGTCACAATGACGATCAACAAAATGATCGGGATGCCGACAGTCGGCACGACCCACATCATCATCCGCACAAACTCTTCTCGCTCTTTGGCCGCTTTTAACTGCATAGCTTTTTGATGTTTGCGAACAGCAGTGATCTCGCGGTTTAATTCGTCCATGATCCGCAGACCGTATTGAGCGACCAGCTCGTTTTGCACTTGTTGCTTCAGCGCTTCGACTTGCTTGCGAGCGGTCAGGGCTTGCAACGCAATCTCTTCCGCGCTGCCCTGCACTCCCCAGCCACGCGGCGGATCAGCCGCCAGCTTGGCAAGGTCCGCCTCCGCGCCCATGATTGCGGTCATGTCCTTCACCAAGGAGTGCACATCTTTGCCAAGCGAAATCGCTTGCTTGATGCCCTCGGTTGCCGCCTTGGCGGTGGCAAGTATGGTGAAGGGATCAAGCATCAGTGCGGCAGCTTGAATACAATCGCGCCAAGTGTCGCGATGATGAATGCAGCCGACGCCATCAGGATGTGTTCGATCCTTTTCAGACGCGCATTGATTGCCTCATAGCGGATCATGCACACTGCTTCGTGTGAGTTGAGCCGCGCTTCAGTTTCGCTAATGTTTGCCATTGCCGCCGCCATATCAGGAAAGGTTCGACAGTTTGTAGAAAGACTTGAGATAAACGCCGGTCAGCTCGTCCACGATGTTTTCAAGTGAGCCAAGGTTCTTGGCGATCTTGGAACGGTTGGCGTCAATCCACGCAGCTTCCTGACCAATGTGAGCCACAATGTCCTTGGGCAAGATGCCTGCCGGGGGCGGGAAATCGCACAGGCCAAACGCGCCCTGATACGTTTCAACCAGCTTGTCGAGAACGTCGAGGATGCCGTCGTAAAATTCATCAAGCGCGACGTGCTGCGCGTAGCTCTTGGTCTTCCAATGAGCCTGATGGGCGGCATTGCGGGTCGCCAAGACGCGCGGGACAAGCTGCTCAATCATAGTGGTGGTCCTTATTCAACGTCAGCAAATGCAGCAGGGCACAGCGCGGCAACCACAATGATCGGGTTTTCATCGGGGTAATGCGCAACGTGATAGATGGCGAACAGCGTTTCACCACGCTTGATGGTGACTTTGCTTTTGCCTTCTTCTTCTTCCGGCTCGACCTCGGCGGTCCAACCTTCTTTCAAGGTGTAGCTCATGGAGTGGTCCTCACTTCAATCTTGAACTCGTCTCCGAAATACCATTCGGGCAGTGGGCTGTTGAGGAAGTTGCCTTCGATCACAGGCACAACGGTGTTGCCGCGCCCACGAATGTCTGGGCCACGCACTTCAACAAGCACACGATTGGTTGCGCGAAAGAGCGCAGCGGCCAGCATTCCGACGTTGTAGGCAAACGAATTGTCGCAAGCCTTGGCCCACAGATTGTCTTCAAGGTAGAAGCAAGCGCCTTGGCAAAGCTGAAGCACCGGGCATTTGACGCATTCCGCGCGCGTGGACCAGTGATGCGCAGTCGTAAGCTTGATGCTGTCAAACGCTTCCGCATGGCCAATGCGGTGCTTTGTCAGAGCCGACGTATTCTGGCAGGTGACGACGTTGCCATTCAGATCAAGCGCAATGTTGCCTTCCTGATCCATGCCGCACTTTTGACCAAGCGCAGAAGCAGGACGTTGCTGGGCAATCGACTTCAAAAAGTCCATTGTCTTTGTCTCGACTGTCGAAACGCCAGACGAGCGACCAGTGATGGCTTCATAGAACGTGACATGCGTCAGGCGTTTGGCAGTCAGATCATCCAGCATGGACATTGACACGCCGCCGTCATCATAAGGCAGTAGGATTTCTTCAGTGCTGAGCGGAATGTTTTCTTCAGGAACGCCAAGCTTCAGTGCAAGATAGCGGCGAACCACAAACAAGCTGACGTTCTTGGAAGACAAGACGCAGTTGAAACCAATGCGACGTTCGGCAAACAGCCGGTCATAAGCATAGCGAATCCAACGACGCTGCTCTGGATTGTTGAGCGGGTCAGAACCACGGCCAGCTTCGTAAGCAGGGCCGTCATGCGACACGCCAATGCTCATACCAATGTCGTAAATCCAATCGACCTTTTCCTGATCGAACAAAGAGCCATTGGTAATCATGTTGAACTGCGCTTTTGGGTAAAGCTTGCGCACACCCTCGGCCAACGGCTTCAACATTTTCCAATAAACCAGCGGCTCGCCGCCCCAGAACTCGACGCGAACGCCAGCGCCGTCATCAATGTCAAACCATTGCGGCATCTTAGACAGAAAGCGTTCGACCGCTTTGGGATTGGCCTCCCCGTCATGCGGCTGTGAACGCTGATTGCAATAGGTGCAGGCGTAATTGCATTTCAAGCCAAGCTGAATCTTGATGTTCTTTGGCTTGCGGCTTTTGCCAGCCGGGTTGCTAGGGCTGACGGCAAACGCTTTCTGCCATTGTTTCGGCGGCGGCTGAAAGCCAAAGCGGTCAGCGTCAAGCTGTTCGTCCGTTCCAGCCCACACGCAGCGCGAGGTTGCTGGATCGTATTCAAGCGTCACATCGTCGCCAGCGGGTCCACGAAGAATAAGTTCAAACATGGCTCACCCGTTCAGCTTTTGATGGAGGGAGCCGTAACCCGGCTTGGCAATTTGAAAGTTCACGACAATGGCAACGCGAACGCCTTCCGTTTCACGCCACGGGTTTGTCTCATGCCAAAGATAGCCGGGATGCAGAACCGTAAGACCCTGACGAGGAATGATGCTTTCGATCTTTTCATACCAAGGAAAGTTGGGCGCACCGCGCGGATCAAGCAAAAGCAACGCATGAGTGCCATGACGCTTGGTCTTGCCAGCTTCAGGATCGCGACCAATGCCCACATCAAGATAGTGGATCATCACAACATCAGTGCTCTGATGATA